AATACAATTTTCTTTATTGATTACATCAGACCAATCTGTATCTTTTTCAACAAACCAAATCCATGATGAGGTAACTGTTTTTGTATTTTCATAGCCAGCTATATCATCATCTATTGCACACTTTTTGCCAACCATTACCTTCTTGTTAGCGCATGCGGTCATTGTCAAAGCTAATAAAATAATTAAAACTATTTTATTCATTTGATATGTACCCCCTTTCAAAGTTTATTTTTTTATTCATAAATAATATATCCGCCATTTTTTTTCATAAGCATAACTTTAGATGATAATTTTTGAGAAGTTTTTGATCTTACATTAAACTTTTTTTCTAACTTAAACTCTGTGTCCCAAATATCAATTATACTTATAAAACCTTTTTTTTTATTTGATATTTTGTTAAATTCTTTAATTAAAAATTTAACCATCTTGCACCATTTATTATATTTATTTAATTGTTTACCTTTCATTGTTTATCCTTTTTGATAAATGTGTTTGTTAAAAACATCGGGTAAAAAATTTACGCAAACAATATCTGAACTTGGATGTCCCACTTCGTACCAATCTACTGGACAAGTGTCTAACCACTCTTCAAATTCTTTTAGTAATTTTTCTTTTTTCTTACGCTCATACGCCTGCGCCTTATTTTTACTATCTCTATAGTCGTGTCCGTCATCTCGTTGTGTCATTATTCCTCGCTTGTTGATTTTTCCTCGTCTGTCTTTCTATTTATTATTTTGTAAGCTATAAATGCGCCAATAAGAAGGCAACCCATAGAATAAAAGAACATTAATACACCAAAGCCAGCACTCATTTTTTGCAACTTTTTAAATAGCTTTGTATTTCTCTTACCATCATTACACACATACCAGCAAAAACATTCCATTCTTTTACCTCGGATTTTAAAACCTTGTCTGTCTCTAAATCCTTTTGAAACTTAGACATAAATTTATGGAATCTTTTTTCGTATTTCTTAATTGCTTTATCTTTTGAGTTCATTAATACCCCCACATTTTAAAAGTTTTTTCAATCATATCTTTTAATTGATAAGTACAACAATAATCATTATCTTTGTTAGCTTTACATATTGCTTGTATCTCATCTATTAATTCATCTTTGTTTTTTAAATCATCTAATTCTAATTGCTCTTCTGTTTTCATTATTCCCCCTCGTTTAGCCAATTAGGCAAGCCATAGCTCATAGCCATAACCCCGCCAAATGTTATTAATAAACCTACAACAAAATCAAAATGGATTGCTAAGATAAAACCTAAAAAGGCTGAAGCAAAGCCAAGCAATAAACAAAGTAAGTGTTTCATTTAATTAGCTCCTCATTTTTTTTATTAATCCAAAATTTAGGATCAAGATTATAGTTATTTGCGGCTAGCTCTTTATGAGTTACAGTAACTGAGTTATTACGTTCACAGTTGCAAGCCTTCCTATATGGTAAAGGGTCAACCATTGAACCGATATTATTATTCCCGGTACTCTCAAACTTATTATAAAAATCCTCAATATTATTATAAGTTGCTTGAGCTGTTACAACTCTAAAAGTTCCTGAGATTAAATACAGTTCTTTTAAAAAGTCTCTGTAACCATGCCAACAGACGGCATTTACTTTTGATCTTGAGCCGTCTTTCTTTCTCATAAATCCAAGCCTTTGATACTTTTTCTCAGGTCCCAGATTTAATTTTACTCTATAACAATTACCGCTTACCTTACTAAAATCTAATTCAATCTTAAGGTTCTCAGCAATATAACAGAGCTTACCAATAAAATTGGTAACTCCTCTCGTATTATATATTTTCATTTTTATACCTCATAGTTGTTTTATGACTTTGAACGTCAAAAGAATTTTATTAACACCAAATTTCAATCCTTTGTTATCCTATCACCATCAAAAGTCGGGTGTTGGTTTAAAATCACATTCAAAGTCATATAACCTTATCGGTTATAATTATGGCAATAATAAGACAATATATGCCTTAATTTAGACATAATATAAATTTAATTTACATTAAAACAATTATGAAATTTAAGTATAATAATGGGGGTTCAAAGTTTAAAGAAAGACGAGATTGTGTAATAAGATCAATCGCAATAGCGACTAATCAAGATTACATGAAAATTCTTAACGACTTTAAATCATTAATGAAAGAACCCCCATATAAAGGAGTTCCAAAAAAAATTTATAAAAAGTATTTAAAAGATATTAAATGGCGTTGGGTTCCAACTATGTTCATTGGTTCTGGTTGTAAGGTCCACATGAACGATAAAGAATTACCAAAAGGCACATTGATATTAAGCACATCAAGACACTTAACGTGTGTTATAGATCATGTAATTAATGACACCTACGACCCAAGTAGAGAAGGCAAGCGTTGCGTTTATGGTTATTGGTTAAAAGATTAAAGTTGGATTTTCCACATACAAGCGACATGCGCCAACCCCGCATATATAAACGGCAACAATACTTACCTATTAAGTTAATTTATTACCATCCCGGTATAGTGATAAGAAAAGATTATCAGTCATAATTAATTTATGCTGTAGCTTTTTGCGGTTTTTGCTTTTGTATTATGGGGGTATACCCCTAGCATGCGCCTATGTTTTATATATATATATACATGGGACTCGAGGACTCCCTTACACACAGCCACCCTTTGACAGACCTTTAAATATAAACTAAATATAGTATATGGATGAATTTACTAAACAAGATTTAGAATCAATATGCTTTGTAGAAAAAGAAACAAATGATGTAGTATTAATGTTTCAAGGTTTCTCAAATGAAAGCTCTGCGCATTTATTTATTACATTTGCAATGCTTTGTTTAGGATTTGATTATAAACCTACTGAAGATAGACCTAGTAAAACAATCCATTAGTTATGGATATTAAAATACCTTACACACCTCGTAGGCATCAGGCTTACTTACATAAACAAATATCTAAATTTAGATGGTCCGTCTTAGTTTGTCATAGAAGATTTGGCAAAACTGTGTGTATGATTAACCATTTAATAAGATCAGCACTTACATCTAAAAACAAAAATCCTAGGTTTGCCTATATTTCGCCAACATTCAAACAATCAAAAGCTATTGCTTGGGACTACATGAAACAGTTTACCGCCAAGATACCTTACACAAAGTTCAACGAAACAGAACTGAGAGTTGATTTACCAAATGGCTCTCGTATCACCTTGCTAGGCTCCGAGAACTCGGATAGCTTAAGAGGTATATACCTTGATGGCTGCGTAATTGATGAGTATGCAAACGTAACCGAAAAGCTATTTCCTGAAATAATTAGACCGGCTCTAAGTGATCGTAAGGGGTATTGCGTCTTTATAGGTACACCCCAAGGCATGAATAATAATTTTTATGATTTATACCAACATGCTCAAGGAGCTGAAGATTGGTTTCAATACAAAGCAAAGGCTAGCCAAACAAAGATAGTAGATAAAGAAGAGTTGACCAAAGCAAAAGAGGTTATGGGTGAAAAGAAGTTTTTGCAAGAGTTTGAATGTGATTGGATTGCAAACATAGAAGGTGCAATCTATGCAGATGAACTAGCAAAAATGGAAAACAAAAGGCAGATAAGCAGAGTTCCTTATGACCCTAGTCTACCAGTATCAACCGCATGGGACTTAGGAGTATCAGATCATAGTGCTATAATATTTTATCAACAATTAGGAAGAGCTATAAATATTATTGATTACCATGAGGAAAGAGGCAAAGGATTACCACACTATGTACAAATGATTAAAGACAAAGATTATGTTTATAAAGATCATTTTGCTCCACACGATATAGAAGTTACCGATTTTAGTAATGGTAAGACCCGAAGAGAGGTCGCCTATCAATTAGGTATTAGGTTCAGAGTAGTCCCCAAAATACCATTAGAAGATGGTATACATGCAACTAGCATGATATTACCTAGGTGTTGGATTGACGTTGACCATTGCAAAAATCTAATAGATGCGTTAAGACATTACCATCGGAAGTATATTGATAAAAATAGAATGTTTAGATCAAAGCCGGTACATGATTGGAGTTCACATGCTTGCGATGCCATGAGGTATCTAGCAATAGGATTACAAGAATTAAATACTAGACAAGTTGCACCACAAAGTGTAGCAGATAATAGTTATAGGATTATATAGATTATGAGTTTTTTAACACCAAAGATGCCAGCGTTACCACCGGTTCAACCGCCACCAGAGCCACCAAGCACAGAATTAAGTGAATCAGAAAAAGAAAGAATAGCAAAAGAACAAGCTGAAATTGAAAGAAAACGTAGAGGTAGAAAGGCAACAATACTTACATCACCATTAGGTGTTCAAGAAAGCGAAGAGTCAAAATTAAAAACTTTATTAGGATCATAATGTTTAAATTTATTAAAAAACTTTTTACACCCAAAAAACAAAAGGATGAGCATATAGAATTATTTGAGGAGTTTCCTATTTCCGATATACAAGTTTTTGATGACTCAAGCACAGATAAAACATTTGAAAACGAAACTAAAAAAAAAGTAAAAGAAACTAAAGAAACAAAATCATCATCAACATTTGGAGTATAATTATGGGAGGATCATTTAGACCAAAAAGACCAACACCACCACCACCACCGCCAAAGCCAACTCCGACCAAAGCTGAAGTTTCACAATCTGATCCTTCACCTACAGGTTATGACTCAAGAAAAACAAAAGCTAGAGGTAGATCATCAACTATATTAAGTGGACCAGTTGGTGTTGAACAAGAAGTAACTTTAGGTAGAAAAACTTTATTAGGATATTAAATGGCAAAAACAGATTTAACAAAAAATTTACTTGCACGTTTTGATAAGTTAAAAACAGGTAGACAAAATTGGGAAACGCATTGGCAAGAAGTTGCAGATTATATGCAACCAAGAAAAGCTGATGTAACAAAAACTAGATCAAGAGGTGATAAGCGAACAGAATTAATTTTTGATTCTTCTCCAATACAAGCTGTAGAATTGTTAGCAGCATCCCTTCATGGAATGTTGACTAACCCTTCTACTCCTTGGTTTACATTAAGATATAAAAATCAAGATTTTCAAAATGATGATGAAGCAAAACTTTGGTTAGAAGGTGTAACAGACGTTATGTATACAGCTTTTAATAGATCAAACTTTCAACAAGAAATATTTGAATTGTACCATGACCTTATAACATTTGGTACGGCAGCTATGTTTATAGAAGAGGATCAAGAAGATTTATTAAAATTTTCAACAAGACATATTAATGAAATATTTATAACTGAAAACAACAAAGGTAGAATAGATACAGTATTTAGAAAATTTAAAATTACTACAAGAGCAGCAGTACAACAATTTGGTACAGCAGTATCTCAAGATATAAGTAAACAAGTAGACAAAGATCCATACAACGATATTGAAATATTACATGCAGTATATCCAAGAGATGACTTTGATCCTTCAAAAAGAGATCAAAAGAATATGCCTTTTGAATCTGTATACATAGAATATAAAAATGGAAATGAATTATCAGTATCAGGTTTCAAAGAATTTCCATTTGTAGTTCCAAGATATTTAAAAGCATCACATGAAATTTATGGTCGTTCACCTGCGATGACCGCATTACCAGATGTAAAAATGTTAAATGAAATGTCAAAGACAACAATTAAAGCAGCACAAAAACAAGTAGACCCACCATTACTTGTTCCTGATGATGGTTTTTTATTACCGGTTAGAACTGTACCGGGAGGGTTAAATTTTTATAGATCAGGAACTAGAGATAGAATTGAACCATTAAATATTGGTGCAAACAATCCTCTTGGTTTAAATATGGAGCAACAAAGAAGAGATGCAATTAGAGCTGTGTTCTATGTAAATCAACTTATGATGCAACAAGGTCCACAAATGACAGCAACAGAAGTTATCCAAAGAAACGAAGAGAAGATGAGATTGTTAGGTCCTGTTCTTGGTAGACTACAATCAGAATTATTAAAACCTTTAATAGATAGATGCTTTGCAATTCTATTTAGAAATAATCATTTTGTTCAAGCACCTGAATTTTTATCAGGTCAAGATGTAGAAATAGAATATGTATCACCATTAGCTAAAGCACAAAAATCTACAGAACTATCATCAATAACTAGAGCAATAGAAATATTAGGTTCACTTGCAAATGTTGCACCAGTATTTGATTATGTAAACTTTGATGCTTTAGTAAAACATGTTGCAGACTTAGTTGGAGTTCCACAAAAAATATTAAAACTTCAATCTCAAGTTAATGCAGAACGTGAAGCTAAAGAAGAACAAGCAGCACAAATGCAACAGATGCAACAATTACAACAAGTAGCGAAAGCTGGAGGAGATGTAGCACCGCTTGCTAAAGTATTGCCTGAAGAGGCAAGAGCTATAGCAAATGCTGAAGCGGAATAGTATGGACACAAAAGAAATAGAAAAAAAACTAAAACAACTTAAAACAGATTACAAAACAGTATTCAACACAGACGAAGGTCAAAGAGTTTTGTCTGATCTTGAAAAACGATGCCATTTTTTGACTACCACAAATATAAAAGGTGATAGCCATGAAAGTGCATACTTAGAAGGACAACGCAGCGTCTTTCTATTTATTAAACAAATGCTGCTATCAAAGGAAACATAATGTCAAAAGAACAGATAACACAAGAAACTGTGCCTGTAGAAAAGACATCTACAGAAGCACAACCACAAGCAACACAAACAACTGTTGCTAATGCAGACACACCAATCTCTTCTACCACAACAGAGCAACCAACTGTTGCTAAAAGTTGGAAAGAAACAATTTCAGAAGAGTTTAGAACTGATCCAAACATACAAAAATTTACAGAGATAGATGCACTTGCAAAGTCATATATCAATGCAACTAAAATGATTGGACAAGATAAAATGGTTGTGCCAAATAATAATTTTACTGAGGATCAATGGAGTGATGCTTATAGTAAAATGGGTAGACCAGAAAGTGCTGATAAATATTCTTTGAATATAAAATCAGATGTAATTCCTTTTGAGGAAACTGCTATTAAGTCTTTTCAAGAACAAGCACATAAACTTGGTTTAAATAATCAACAAGCTCAAGGCGTTCTTGATTTTTATAAAAATACTACTGAAGGTTCTATACAACAATCTAAAGTAGATACAGAAACTGCTCAAGCTCAAGCTCAACAATCTTTGAGACAAGAGTGGGGTAGAGAATATGATGCAAACATTTCAAAAGCTAAATCATTAGCAAAAGCAAACGTAAGTGCTGAAGTTTTATTAATGGAACTAAAAGATGGAACTAGAGTAGGAGATCATCCTGAGATAGTAAAAGGCTTTGCAAAGATTGCTAATCTACTATCTGAAGATAAAATAGTTTCTACAGAAGCTGAAAACATGGATAGATCAACAGATATTCAACAAGAAATAGATCAGATAATGAATGATAAAACTGGTCCTTATTGGAATAAATCT